GTATAGATAGACCGGGACAATATAATCCGATGACTGTAATACATGTGCGTGGGAGTGAGGTAGAAACACGCTTATACAATATGTTGCGATCAAACATAGAGCAGCACCACAAGATAGTCGATCTGTACAAACAAGAATTAAATACTTGACATTGTAAACCTACTTGGTAAACTATTCCTCCCTACTTTTTTATAAGGAGGAGCGATGAACAGTACCGATAAAGCAGATAAACTAACGGCCATCTATATAAAAATGAGAGAGGCCATCAGAGGTAAAGAAGAAGAAATTAAAGAGATAAAGGAGCAGCAAGGTAAAATAACTGAAGAACTGGATTCGTTTTTTGGGGAGAAAGGTGAGTCTTTAAGACTAAAATCTGGCACCGTGTCCCGACGCGTACACACCACTTATCAAGTAAGCAACTGGGATGAAATGCACTTTTTTGTTTTAGAACATAAAGCAGCGCATTTACTAGAGAAACGTATACACGGTAGAAACATGAAAGAATTTCTGGAAGTTAATCCAGATGTAGTTCCTCCAAGTCTTCAAGTTATTCGTAAACATATTATTTCTGTTCGTAAGCCATCTAAAAAATGAATAGGCTGCAAACACAGGACGGGTATTTTATACACCCGGATACCTATGAGCCTCTATCTTCTATTCAAGTAGTCATAACAGATAGTGGAACGCTATCCAGAAGTTACTATAACGCTGAAGGCAAAATAAACTGTTGGTCTTTTGGGTGTGATTTCCCTGATACAAAAGTGCCAGAAGCCACTAAACAGGCAACGCGATGTTTAGACTGTGAACAAAGCATAAAAAGAGGGAACACTAACAGAGGGGCACCTTGTAAATTTTTTACTAAAATTAAGGTAGCCTTCCTCAGTAAAAATTTTCTTTATGAACTTAGACTTGGTGCATTAAGTTTGTTTTCAAAAGAAGATAACAGGATGAATTTATATAAATATATAAAGCATCTTGAACACAACCGGGAAAGTATCGGAAGTGTGCTAACTGAAATATATTTTGTGCCGCACTACAACATTTACAAAACGTATTTTAAACCTGTTCGACCTTTAACCGAGGATGAACTTATAAGTGTAGAACAACTTTCTAAAGTTGTTACTCAAGAAATAAACCCATTTGAAAATATAAGAGAGGAGCTATTTATGGCTAACAAAACTCACATAATTAGGAATGTTGAAGCACGCTACCCGCGCATAGACAAGCCTTACAGGTTTGATACTAAAGCCGGGAAGAAGGGCAAAAGCGTTCCGTGTGATGCGACAGAAGACGGTGCCAGTTATGAACTGGATTTTATTTTAACTAAAGACCAAGCAAAAGAACTTTATAAAATTATGCAGGATGCTTATAAAAATGCTAAAGGTAGGGATAAGTCTTGGTCTGACAAATTGGATATGCCTTTTAAACAGCAAGACGATGGAACTTTCATTGGGAAAGCTAAATTAAAAGCAGCTTATGATGGTACTCCTACCAATGTACCTGACCAGTTTGATGCTAAAAACAACCGGCTTGAAGCAGGTTTTATGCTTACTACCGGTAGTACAATAAATGTAGCAGTGGAGTTAATACCTTACAAAATAGCAGCTACTGGCACATCAGGAGTATCACTGAGGGTACGTGGTGTACAGGTACTGAAGTATTTACCTTATAACCCTCCTTCTCCTTTTAGTAAGGAAGAAGGCTTCAGTGCTGACGAAAAGTCAGACAATCCTTTTGTTGAACAAACCTCTGATGACGATGATATGTTTGAGGCTAAAGAAACTTCTTCTGGAGCTGATCCTTTTGTTGATGAAATTGAAGAACCAGTTAAACGTGCAAACAAAAACGAAGAAGCTACCGACGAGGAAGAAAATATAGAAGATATTATTGCATCGTGGGGGAGCGATAAAAGTTAATGAGTTACGGCTACACAACGCGTCTCGATAGTCTGAATAAGCAAGCTAATAACTCCCGCTTAGGAGTGAAATTAGGTCGTGTATGTATTAAACATGACCTATCAGTTATTGAAATTGCTGCTAAGTTAAGAGTCAGTAGGCAGACTGTCTATAACTGGTTCATGGGTATCCATGAGCCAAACGAAGACCTAACTAAACCAATAAGGGAGATAATTTGTAAGTATAAAAAATGAACACCTTTGACCTCATAGATTATGCCGTTCCAAAAGGCGGCTTTTATAGTGTGGTCGGTATGAAAAACGGAAAACCTTTTCCAAAGTTTACCGATAGTAAAAAAGAAGCATATG